GAATATGGATCTAGAGTTAAATATGATACTAAATTAAAAAAATATGTAAAAAGAGTTGCACGAACTGTCGATGGAAAGAAAAATTATAACGTTTATATAGAACAAAAAACTAATGAAAACATGAAACAGTTTTTAGAAAGAGTTGCTGAAAAAGGTAAGTCTCAAATAAGTACAGCAAAAATAGCAAGAGATAAAATAAATTTAGAGCAGCGAATGTACACAAACAATTGGACTAAAAATTGGTTGGATCAAAATCTTGAAAAATATGGCGTAAGACAGTTTGATAAAATGTTAAAAGATATGTCAAATGCTTGGCAGAAACATGTTCCAAAAATAAAAATTCCAGGATCAGATACATCTGCGTGGACCACTAAAGTTTTAAAATTACCTAATATAACAACAAGTAGCGGATTAAAAAGCGCTGTAACCAAAAGACCTTTTACTTACGAAGGATTTACATTTTATACTAATTTAGAAAGTTCAGATGAAAAAATAAGTAAATCTAAATCTCAATGGAGAAAAGCATTTTTTAAAAATAAAATTAGAACAATACATGGTTTAGAAAAAAAAATGAAAGCATATTTTGATTTTATTAATACACCAGGTGTAGGAACTAAAAAAACTATGGCTTTTAAAGAATTTGCAGATAAAGATGTTCTTTACATTTTATCTAACGAAGATTCTGGTTTAGTTAAAAAATCTAGGTATGAACTTTTTAACAGTTTTAAAAGCCTTGCTAAACCTTACAATGATTTTACAAGTAAAATAAATAGAAGTGAAACATGGAAACAAAATGCAAATTTAATTGAAGACAACTTAAGATCGCTTCCAGAATATAAAAATAAACCAAAAAATTGGATAAAAAATAGTTTAACCGCAGAAGGAAAAAAAATTAAAAAGTTATTTGATTTAAAAGGTTTACCAGACGGACTTGGATATTCTATTGAACATGGACAAGGAATATCTGCTGCTGCAAAGACAGGAAATGTAGAAATTATGAAAAGAGCTGTTAATGATTTGATTGGAACAACTAGAAGACACAACACACAGCTAGGATTTCATGGATTTGAAGCAAATAGAAATGCTTTAATAAGAGAAATTATGGAAGGTAGAAATGTTAAAGCTAATATAAAAAGTTTAAATACTTTAGCTAAAGATGTGTATAAAGATTTTGGTTTAAAAGGAAATATGTATTCCATAAAAAATGGTGTGTTGACAAGTAAACCTATATCTACTGCTTTAACGGAAACAGATAGATTTAGACAATACGCTATTCAACTTGCTAAAGATCCAGAAGGACTAGATTTTATTAAAAAAAGACATGGAAGTTTAGAAAAAATGTTGTCATTACTCTGCACCAAAAAAGCATCAGGAGGCAGGATTGGTTATTCAACTGGAACGCCAACTGTTAAATGTGGATCAAAAAGATTAGAACAAATAATTTTAAGAGGTGGAGCAAAAGAAGGTGAACAAGAATTAGCTAAAAAAATATTACAAGCAGGTAGAGGATTAAGAGTCATGTTTTCATTAAGTGGTATGTTTGGTCCTGCAGCAACAGCTTTTCTTGTTGGTACTGAAGCAGGTTTAGTTGGTTATGATATGATATCACAAGGTAAAACTTTTAGAGAAGCAGTTGGTGACAGTGTGTTTAATTATGCATTGGGAGATAGAACTAAAATAGATCCTGCTGAAGAAAGATACAAAAGATATGCTAAACAGGGTTTTGATGTTGATAAAATTAGAGCGTTTGAAAAAAATATAGATAGAATAGATGAAATAAATTTACAGTATGGTGATCTTTATAAAAAAGCTAATGTAGTTAATATTGGAGGACCACGAAGGTCAGATGCTATAAAACAAAAACAACAAATAATATCTGATAAAGCAATAGCAGAACTTCCTTTATTTACACAAGATTTATTTAGAACAGGTGAAATACCAAGATTAAGTAAATTTTTAGAAAAAGATTATGTTGAAGGTATGAAAAATATATCTGAGGCGGATAGATTATCTGAAATTGATAGACTATCTAATATTAATCCACTTGCAATAGGAAAAATTAGAGCAATGGAAGATGAAAAACGGCTTAGAGAATTAAAATTACAAAATCCAGATGTAAGAGCCTACATGGGCCCATACCCAACAATGTATGGTTTTGCATCCGGAGGCAGAGCAGGTTATATGGGTGGTGGTATAGCTGCAATACGTAAACCAAGCGCTATTCCACCTGAATCAGGACCAAACTCACAAGGGTTGCCAGGTCTATTAAAACGTGTTAGAAACTTATAGGAGTATTAAATGGCAGAAATAGACAAAGGACTCCCGAACACTAGAACTAAATTAGATATTCCTTCCGAAGAAGAGATAGCAGAAGACGTTGTTGTTCAGGAACCACAAGAAGAAAAAGGACCAATAGAAGTTATACCAGAAGAAGATGGTGGTGTAACATTAGACTTTGAACCAGGAGCTATCAACGTCCCTGGAACTGACTCACACTTTGACAATTTAGCAGATCTTTTACCAGACGATGTCCTTGAGCCGATAGGCATGGAGATGACACAAAACTACATGGACTACAAAACGTCTAGAAAAGAATGGGAACAATCTTATATACAAGGTTTAGATCTTTTAGGATTTAAATACGAAAATAGAACTGAACCCTTTCAAGGAGCATCAGGTGCAACACATCCTGTAATGGCAGAAGCTGTCACACAGTTTCAAGCACAAGCATACAAAGAATTATTACCAAGTGATGGACCAGTAAGAACACAAATCATTGGCACAAAAAATCCTGCAACAGAACAACAAGCTACACGTGTTAAAGATTTTATGAATTATTTAATTATGGATCAAATGAAAGAGTATGAAGCAGAGTTTGATTCTATGTTGTTTCATTTACCATTAGCTGGATCAACATTTAAAAAAGTTTACTATGATGTAAACCTGGGACGAGCTGTATCAAAGTTTGTACCAGCAGATGAATTAATCGTTCCGTACACAGCTACCTCATTAGATGATGCGGAAGCGATTATTCATACAATTAAAATATCTGAAAACGAATTAAGAAAACAGCAAGTCAATGGTTTCTACAGAGATGTAGAGTTAGGCCCACCAGGCACAGAGACAAACGACGAGCTTGCAAAAAAAGAACGTGACCTTGAAGGCAGTAAAAAAACTGGTAAGAACGAACCAGTTTATACTTTGTTAGAGTGTCATGTAAATTTAGACTTAGAAGGTTTCGAAGAAGTCGGTGCAGACGGACAACCGACTGGAATAAAATTGCCTTACATCGTAACTGTTGAAGAAGGTAATAGAAAAGTTCTTTCTATCAGAAGGAACTATGCGCCCAATGATCTAAAGAAAAATAAAGTCCAATATTTTGTCCACTTCAAATTTCTGCCGGGACTTGGATTTTATGGCTTTGGACTCATTCACATGATTGGCGGATTGAGCCGTACGGCAACGGCGGCTCTCCGTCAATTATTAGACGCGGGCACCCTATCAAACTTACCAGCAGGATTTAAACAAAGAGGTGTAAGAGTTAGAGATGAAGCAGCTCCAATACAACCAGGTGAATTTAAAGATGTAGATGCGCCAGGTGGATCTTTAAGAGATGCATTTTTTCCATTACCATACAAAGAACCATCTCAAACATTATTAAATCTTTTAGGTATTGTTGTTAACGCAGGACAAAGATTTGCAGCGATTGCTGATATGCAAGTGGGAGATAGTAATCAACAAGCTGCAGTTGGAACCACAATCGCTCTTCTTGAGAGAGGCTCAAGAGTAATGTCTGCAATACACAAGAGATGTTATGCAGCGATGAAAAAAGAATTTAAACTTCTTGCAAAAGTTGTGTCACAATATTTACCACCAGAATATCCATACGATGTTGTAGGTGGTGCAAGAAATATTAAACAAGCTGATTTTGATGATAGAATAGATGTTATACCAGTTGCAGATCCAAATATATTTTCTATGTCTCAAAGAATTACTTTAGCACAAACACAATTACAAATGGCTACAGCAAATCCACAAGCACATAATATGTATCAAGTGTATAGAACTATGTATGAAGCAATTGGTGTAAAAAATATTGATGCAGTATTACCACCACCAGCGCCAATGGCACCAATAGACCCGAGTTTAGAACATATTAATGCTTTAGGTGGTAAACCTTTTCAAGCTTTTCCTGGTCAAGACCACAGAGCGCACATGACAGCTCACTTAAATTTTATGTCAACTAACATTGTTAGAAATAATCCTATGGTTATGGCTGCAATACAAAAAAATATATTAGAACACATTAGTTTAATGGCTCAAGAACAAGTTCAACTAGAGTTTAGAGAGCAATTACAACAAATGATGATGATGCAACAGCAAGCAGTGATGAATCCACAGGTACAAGCACAGCTTCAAGCACTAACAAACCAAGTTGAAGGTAGAAAAGCTATCTTAATTGCTGAAATGACGGAAGAATTTATGAAGGAAGAGAAAGAAATTACATCTCAATTTGATTCTGACCCTCTATTAAAGCTAAAATCACGTGAAGTTGACCTTAGAGCGATGGAAAATGAACGTAAAAAACAAAATGATGAGGCAACACAAGACTTAAACAGAGCAAAATTAATGCAGGCGCAAGAAATTGCTGAAGATAAGCTGGATCAGAACGAAGATTTAGCAAAATTACGTGCTGGAGTCAGTCTTGCAAAGTCTGGTATACAACAAGCACAAGTTATGGTAGATAAAGATTAATAAAAGGAGTAAAAACTATGATGAACTATAAAAAATCAAAAGAAGTTAAGGTTCCAGAGCAAAGTTTAGAGATTGATCCAAGATCTAAAACTACTGCTGATGGTGCTTTTAACTACATTGCAACTGGAAAGCCTGAATTACCAGTAGGTGGACAAAGAGCAATGTTACCAGAAAAGAAAAGAAAATCTAAAGCGTATTAATTATGTGGTTCTCAGCAATTAAACTAGCGTTAAACGCAGGTACTCATATCTATAAAAAACGTCAAGAGACAAAGATGGCTATGGCTGATGCACAACATATGCATGCAGCTAAGATGGCCCGAGGCGAGGAAGCTTACCAAGGCAAATTGTTAGAAGCCCGTCAAAACGACTATAAAGATGAGGTGGTCCTTGCGATTCTCACGCTGCCCATTTTGGTGCTCGCATGGGGGGTCTGGTCAGATGACCCGGCTGCTATGGAGAAGATAAAAACTTTCTTCGAGCATTTCCAGGCACTGCCGAGCTGGTTTACAAATTTATGGATCCTTGTCTGCGCGAGTATTTTTGGTATAAAGGGTACACAAATTTTTAGAAACGGAAAAAAATAATGAGTGCATTTTGGAAAGCAGTTTTCACAGGTGGATCTAAAAAATCACCAACTATTACTTCTGTTAAAACCGCACCACATTTAACAACAAAAAGAAAAATACAAGATATGACTGTTAAAGCTGCTGATAGTGCTGCTAAAAAAGCTAACGTACCACCAAGTGTTAAAGCTTCATTAGAATTTAAACAATCTGTGTCTAAATCTAAAGTAAAAGAGGCTAAAAAACTTAAAGGGCTTTCTTATAAATGGGATAAAATTAAAGGAAAGAAAAAATAATGACAACTGAATTAGATAAACTAGCAAAGAAAAACCTACAACAAAAAATAGATGAGGGTCATAAAGAATTAAATATTAAACAACATAATATTAGAGCTGCTCAAAAAGCTGATAAAGCAGATACACCCCCTGAAGATAGAAGCTTACTTGAAAAAATAATTGGAACTAAAAAACAACACTCTCTTGCAAAAGAATATAGAAAAACAAAAAAAATTAGAAAATCCTTACGTAAAACAGAAGATAGATTAGATAAACACGGAGTATGGAGTAAGGAAAATAAAAAAGGCGCTGCAATGGGCCATTATGAAAAAAAGAAAATTATAGAAAAAGGATTTCCATCTAAAGCTAAAATGGCTAAAGGTGGAAGAGCTGGATTTGCAGCTGGCTCTAAGGGTTGTAAATTAGCAATGAAAGGTAAAGGCAGAGCTTACGGAAAGAATTCGTAATGAGAAGAAATGCAATTAGAAATAATAATCAAAAAATTAATTAAGTTTATTAATACAAGAACAGAGGCTTTATCCATAACAGTTACATCAGGAGGTGTTGACAATATGGAAAAATATCAATATATAATAGGACAAATAAATGCCCTAGAGGCAACAAGACAGGAACTCTCTAACCTGCTAGAAAATAAGGAGCGAAATGGAAAAGGAACAGTCATCGATATTAACACCAAACAATAAACTTGTTGGTGTAAAACCATCAAAAAAAGAAGAACCAAAATTACCAAAGCCAACAGGCTGGAGACTTTTAGTTTTACCTTTTAAAATGAAGGAAAAAACTAAAGGTGGATTAGTATTAGCTGAAACCACTTTAGAGCGACAACAAGTTGCTTCACAAGTAGGATTAGTTATGGCCATGGGTCCACAATGTTATAAGGATAAAGAGAGGTATCCTGAAGGTCCATGGTGCAAGGAGAAAGATTGGATTATGTTTGCACGATATGCAGGTAGTCGAATCAAAATAGATGGTGGAGAGATGCGTCTGCTAAACGACGATGAAGTGTTAGCAACAATTGATAGTCCAGAGGACATCTTGCATGAGTTTTAAACATAGGAAGGAGTAACTATGCCAGACGAAGATAAAAAAACAGTTGATATAGACACATCGGGTCCCGATACTACTATTGACATTGAAGAAACAAAAGACGAGTCGGTTGTAGAAACCGAAACGCCGAAACAAGAAACAGAAACAGAAACAACGGATAAAGATACAGATAAAACATTTGAAAATGAAAGAGAAACAAAGTTAGAAGAAAAAAAGGATGATGATAAATTAGAAGACTACAGTAAAGGTGTACAAAATCGTATTGCGAAATTAACTCGTAAGATGAGAGAAGCAGAAAGAAGGGAACAAGCTGCTGTTGAATATGCTAGAGCTGTAGAAGATAAAAGATTAGCATTAGAAAAAAGATTTAAAAAAACTGATGCTGATTATATTAAAAAATTTGAGTCTACAATATCATCAGGTTTAGAATCCGCACAAAAAGAATTAGCTGCAGCGATTGAATCTGGAAATGCAGAAGCTCAAGTTGAAGCTAACAAAAGAATTGCAGCACTCGCGTTTGAGAATGCAAAGCTTGAGGCAGCTAAAGAAGGTAGAGAATCATCAACACAGGCAGAGAAACCTGTAAATCTTTCTCAAGGTGGACAGATAAATCAACCTGCTATGGATGATCCAATCAATCGAGATCCTAAAGCCGAAGCATGGGCTTCTAAGAATTCTTGGTTTGGAACAGACAGAGCAATGACTTATACTGCTTTTGAGATACACAAGGACTTAACTGAAAAAGAAGGTTATGATCCTAATTCTGATGAGTATTATGCAGAAGTTGATAAAAGAATAAAAGTTGACTTTCCGCATAAATTTGGTAATACTGAAACAAAGCAACCGAACAGGGCCGTTCAGACGGTAGCTTCGGCTAACAGAAGCGTAAAGCCTGGTCGCAAAACTGTGAGACTCACATCATCACAGGTCGCAATAGCGAAAAAATTAGGTGTGCCACTCGAAGAATACGCAAAACAATTAAAAAACACGGAAGGAGCGTAACATGGAAAAAGAAAAAAACACTTCTCGTGCGAACCAAACACGGTCAAAATCTGAGAGACCTAAAGTGTGGGTTCCACCATCTTCTCTAGATGCACCCCCTGCACCTGATGGATTCAGGTATAGATGGATAAGAGCTGAAGTCATTGGATTTCAAGATACGAAAAATGTAACCGGACGTTTAAGAGAAGGTTATGAATTAGTTCGTGCCGAAGAAGTCGAAAATGCAAGTGATTATCCAGTTCTCGAAGACGGGAAATACAAGGGAGTGATTGGGGTCGGTGGCCTTCTTCTTGCGAAGGTACCCGAAGAGATCGCGAAGCAAAGACAAGACTATATGGCAGGTCGCCATAGAGATCGAAGCGAAGCTGTAGAAAACGATTTAATGAAGGAGCAGGATAGTAGAATGCCTATCAATGTTGAAAGGCAATCTCGTGTAACCTTCGGTGGTACGAAAAAATAATTTTTTCAATCACTGAATTATATAAACCGTACTGGAGGCCGTTTTACGACGGCAGGTACATAAGGAGAAACAACTATGGCAAATAGAAACACTCAAGGTTTTGGACTAGTGCCTGCAGGAACTCTCGGACAAACTCCGGCGACTTCTGGAACAGGTAAGTACAAAATCGACGCGGGTTATGCTACAACCATCTATCAAGGTGGCGCTGTATCTTCTTCTGCTGGTTACATTGTCGAAGGTCAAGGGACTGCAGACAATCCTATGGTAGGTGTACTAAACGGAATATTCTATAACGCGGCTACAACTTTAAAGCCGACGTTTTCGAATCACTACGTTCAAGTAACACCAGCTAACTCAGAAGATATCGATGCATTTATATTCGATAACCCACAACAACAATACGTAGTAGCAACAGATGCTGCTTGTGCTCAATCTGGATATTTAGAAACGTATGACATGAACGCTTCTGCTGGTAGTACAACTACTGGTAAGTCTTCATCTACTCTAGATATCGGAGACACAAGTGCAGATGCTGCTGCCTTCAGATTATTAAGATCTGCAGAGGATCCTGAAAACGACGAAAACGCCGCTTACAGATCAGTTGTAGTATGTTTAAATCTGATTGAGCTACAATCGTAATAGCTAGAATAGGAGATAAAACATGGCAATATCACGATCACAACTAGTTAAAGAACTAGAGCCAGGTCTGAATGCACTATTCGGCTTGGAATACAAAAGGTATGAAAATCAGCATGCTGAGATTTATACTAACGAGTCTTCTGACAGAGCTTTCGAAGAGGAAGTTATGTTATCAGGATTCGGTAACGCACAAGTAAAAGCAGAAGGTGCTGGAGTATCATTTGATGATGCACAAGAAACCTTCACAGCTAGATACACTCACGAGACAGTAGCTTTAGCATTTGCTATCACAGAAGAAGCTATCGAAGATAACCTCTACGATAGATTAGCTTCTAGATATACAAAAGCTTTAGCAAGATCTATGAGCAATGCGAAACAAGTAAAAGCGGTAGAACCTTTAATTCAAGGTTTACCATCAACTGACAATTTTGATTCAGGTGATGGCGTTAGCTTGTTTAACACTGCGCACACAACGATATCGGGTTCTTTCAAGAACACGTTATCTACTCAAGCAGATCTTAACGAAACTTCGTTAGAACAGTCGTTAATTGACATTGCGGCTATGACTGACGAAAGAGGTCTTAGAGTTGCAGCAAGAGGAATGAAAATGATCATTCCTTCTGAGCTTCAGTTTACAGCTGAGAGATTGATGAAATCTCAAGGTAGAACTGGAACAGCTGACAATGATATCAATGCTATCGTATCTATGGGTATGGTTCCTCAAGGTTATAGAGTGAACAACTACCTAACAGATACAGACGCGTTTTATATCATCACAGACATTCCAAATGGAATGAAAATGTTCACAAGAGCTCCATTAACAACTGCAATGGAAGGTGATTTCGATACTGGAAACGTAAGATACAAAGCTAGAGAAAGATACTCATTTGGAGTATCAGACCCTAGAGGTATCTTCGGCGTTGAAGGTGCGTAATAACTAAAAATTTTGTGGCGGACATTGTTCCGCCACAATTACAAAATAAATGGTGAGAAAATGAAGAAATTCCTCGTAAAAATATGGGCATATGATCATTGTGCTTCTTTTGAAATAGAAGCAGAAGATAATGCCAAGTCTATTGAAAATTCTATCCTTGACAAAATTGGAGAAAAGAGTATAAAGTGGGAATCAACGGGAATGTTTTCGGACAATCCTAATAGAATAACCTATGAGGAGGTTGTTGATGGTACAAGACCTATACAAACAGAAAAGGTCCTTGGAGT